CAAGTGTCGTTCAAAGTACCGATTTGGGGTGTTCCAAGAGTCATAACCGCTGCGGTATCGCGCTGTGCGAACATTGGAGTTACAAATCCTAATACGCCAAAAGTTGAATTAGCCATTTTTATATCCCCCTATTAAGCCAGCAGAACGCCGCAGAATTGCGGGCCGCTTGAGGTTAAGTTACCAGCAAAGCCAATTAGTTTAACGATAGCATCTTGATTGACTGCTTGGCGTTCTCCACCGATTGGTACGAAGTTGCGGTTTACGTTAGGACGGAACATCAAATACTTGGTGTTCAGCATCCACATATGACTTGCCGTTGCGCTTGAACCGATACCACCGTCCAGAACAACATCAGAAGCCATACCAGCGCCGTAGTATTTGAGTGAAGCAAAACCAGCTCCAGCCGTGCTGTTTCCACCATCGCTAATACGCTGAATGCTTTGCAGCGATTGCAGGTACATACGATAGAAGATGTTATCAGCAACGATCAGATCAGGCTTGTCCGTACCCCGAATCAACTGAACAGCCAGTGAGTCCATGTAACCTTGAATGTTGGATGCTGAAGTAGCCGATCCACCATCGGTAGTTCCACTGAACTTAACTGAACGCCAGAAGCTGTAGGTAGCACGATTAATGCCGCCGTATGTTCCAGTAGTAGGTGCATCAGGTACAGCAGCGCCTAGCCCGGTCAGGTTCTTACCAGCGTTACCTGTGCCGTCAAGATACAAGTCACCACTGATACGATTAGCCAATTGAGCTTCAGCAACATTCATACGACCATCAAGCAGGTCAATGATTGCTTCTTTACCGCTGTTCTGAATCATCTCAAGACCGCTGATTGAAACGGCAGCAGCGTATTGGGTGATAGAGAATTGAGCAGCAGAGATTGGGCTGTTTTGCGAAACATTCAACACTTCATAGCCAGAATAGCTGTTGGTGTTGTTGGTTGCGCTGTCTGAGTACATAATTTCTTGCAAAATTACGTTACCACCAGAGAAAGTCTTAACATTGCCACGGTCTTTAAGGCGGCGCAGTAAAGCGTTGTTGTTTGTTACGTTATCAGCCAGTTCACCCGTACGACTTTGAATGTTAGTCGCAATGATGTCTGAAACTGAACTATTGGCGAAGGCCATAATTTACTCCTCAGTTTAAGTTATCAAAAACGCTCATCTAGGTTAGCAAATTGCTCTACTAACATTGAGCGCCTATCTTGCGCTTTGGTCGTTGTCGATACTCCGGGTGTGGAGCTTTTAACGCTAACCGCTGCCGCCCTAGCAGCTTTCGCTGCCTTGTCTACCATACCTATCTTCTGGACGTTTACACTAGCCTGTTGAGCCTGTGTTTGTCTATCGTATAAGTCAGCGTCTAGGCGTAATGCCTTGTCGTAAGCCTCATCCAGCGTATTAGCCATACCGCCTTGTAGCAGTTGGATCATTGCTGGTCGAAGCTCCTCGAAATACTCTTTCTTTTGTGAGAATGAGTCTATTTCGCTGTTCATAATCTTGCTAGATTCAGCTTCCTTCTCTTGCTTCCATTGCTGCATCTCGCCGCGCACTGAGTTTAACTCGTTGCGTAGTCCGTATACTATATCATGCTGTGGCGCTTGTTGCATACCATCCTGATTTGCAGCTCCCATACCATATTGCTCTCTCAACTGAGCAAAGTAGTATTCCTTTTCCTGTGGTGAGCCGTTGCGTAGGATGTTATCTGCTTGCAATAACCCGCTAATGGCTTCACTAGGCTTAATTCCTAGCCCGTGTATCGTATTGAGATACGGCTGTACTACCCGTTCCATCTCGTCAGCGTACTGAGCTTTAGATATAAGCGGCTCAACACCAGCCCTCATCTGCTCTTCACGTTGCCATGCGTATTCTTGTAGTTTTGGCGATGCTGCTGCCCATTCCTCATGGTAATCCTTCTTCCATGATGCTGGCGCTCTTTGCCATACTGGAGGCTCTTCTACTACTTCTGGAGCTTCTACAGGTATCGTTGGTGCGTACTTGCCATCAGCACTGCGTACTCTCTCAGCCTTTGGCTCTGTCTCTAATTCATCAAACTGCTGTGCTAGTAGTTCTTTCCTGTCTATTACGTTTGTATCAGGTACTGACTCTGGCATATCCATTTATTTCTCCCTGTGGGGGTTATTGGTAAACCTTTGGTTATCTCGCATCCGATCCATTAGCTTGTTAGCTTGGGAATGCGACATATTTGCTAATTGTGCGCTTAATACTTCTCTGCGTGTATCTTTTACGACAGGTGCGCGGCTTGTCATAGTCTCGTTACCGACTTCAAAGCAGTTATGCTTCCTTAGATGCTCACGGTGCATAGCCCTGCCAGTAATCATTGTGCCATCAGCCATAGACTTGTAAGGAGCTATGTCAGGCATGATGTAGACCTTAGCATCATGTTGCACCGAACCCACCTCTACAGCTTCTCCGTCTATATATACCCAAGACTTTCTCATGCTTGCCCCAGAACAATAGCTACTTCAGTATTTGCGGCCTCTTCTGCCTCACGCACCTTGTCTACCTGTGCTTTTGCGCCTATCTCTGCGACCATGATGCGAGTAGATGAGTCTAGTTCTGCTTTGTAGCGATTAAACTGATCTAGGTATTGTAGCTCTTGCATCTTCATTTGCTGGCGCATTTGCTCTAGCTGTGCGTCTGCCTGTAGCTTCATCTGCTCGATCTGCATATCTGCCTGTACTCTTGCTTGTTGAGCCTGTACGTCAATCTGTGCCTTCATCTGAGCAGCTTGTGCATCTGCTTGCATCTTCATCTGTTCAGACTGCTGCTGCGCTTGCATCTTCATTTGCTCAGGGTCAGGCTGCGGCTGTTTAGGCTGCTGTGATGCTGCCTTCATCTGTTCCAGTGCGGCATCCAGAGTACCCTCGATAGGCTCTGCTTGCTTAAACGCTCCTATGCCGAACTTCATGACCTCTACCAGCATTGGTATCATCTCAGGTGACTCACGGCCTACAGGTAAGGCTTGGCCTAAGAAGCCGCCGAACGCTTGTAGGAACTCTACACGATTACGCTTGTTCTGATCTTCATCTAACTGCACCAGACTGTCAGCCTCGACATCTATTCTAAAGTTAGCTAGTGGCGAGTCTTTAAGAAGCTCTATAGCCTGTGGTATCAACTGCTGATCTGCATCAGACATCTGCTGTGCAGACGCATACTGCAATAGAGTCTGTGGCTGGAACTTGGTACACATGATCTGCGCCTTGAGCTTAATCAGGCTAGACGCAAACAATGCCACCTCTTCCTGCATTGCTCTTAATCTTAGCCCTGCATACTGGCCCTTGATCTGTTGTGCAGTTGCAGTCTCGCTTGCACTGGTCTGACCACGAATAATGTCAGATATGCCAGTAATCTCGTAAATCTGGCTCTTTATGTCCTCTCTTGCCCGGTAGCAGTTGATGAGCGTAGCAGCTATGACATCTAGCGGTAGGATGTCGATACTACCTTTTAGGCCACCCTTTTCACTGAATGCCATCCACTTATCAACAGGTATCAGAGTATTATTGTCTCCCTCTGTCAGTAGACGTTGTAGCGTTGGCTGGCTTGCGTCATATACTCCTCGTACTCGTAGAGCCTTGACCAGACCGTCAATTCTGTCGCTCAGAATGTCCAGCTCAGTAGCTTGATCCTGATACAGCACGAAGTCAGGTACAGGCACTAGAGAATCAGAGGTTAAGGTAGCGTACAAAGGCTTGCCACAAGGGAAGAAGCCTTCTACCTCGATGGGGTCATCACGCTCGTCTATGATGTAGTTGCTGTTCTTGCTAAACCAGTAGACCTTGCCGCTTTCCTTATCCCATAGCTCACATATCTTAGCGCGTGTATGCTCTTTGCTAGACTGACCATAGGAAGTTAGTGTCTGTGGGCCGCTGTCCAAAGGTATCTTCTTTGCAGACTCCTCGCCAAAACGCTCTATAAGCGCCTCTCGCGTCATGTAAGCCCAGCGCCATACTATCGTAACCTCTTCCCATGTTCTCGCTACTGAGTGACCAAAGTCCTTCCAGTGAACGTAGTCTGTAGGAGCGCATTCGTACTCGATCTCTTCATAAGTCTCTGCTGTATCGTTCTCTACCTCATCAGCGTCCTCAGTGACCTGTAGCCCATCTTCTGGCATATCACGTTCAACTAAGTGCGGCTCGTAGCGTACCCATGCAACACCGCGACCACCAAGAAAGCGATCTTGTACCGCATTCTTCATGCTTGCCCGAAAGTCTGGGTAATGCTCAATCTCGTAGTCAATAGCTCTCTGAATGATCTGTGAGGCAACACGGCCTACTTGGTCATTGTCTCCGAAGCGGCGTGATACGTCAGCCATAGCTTAGAATAGACTGCTGGGACTAGAGTCTGTACGTTTGACCAGAGAATATTAAACTTTGCCGTCTCGTTAGAGTTCTGGCTGCGGTTGTCATCTCTGTAGCGTTTAACGATCTTTGCAGAACGAGCCTCCCACTTCTTGAACTCGTTGTCGTATGCGCCGATTACGTTCAGATATTTCTCAATTGGAGTTTCGGTCATTTTCTGTCCTGTTGTCTAAGTGCTTCTGCTATTGCTTGAGGGTCTAACATCCCGCCAACACCTACACCAGCGAGAATATCTGCTTCATGTCTACGCATTGGGTCAAAGGCTGCAAAGCGTGAACGGATGTTTGCTGGGTTTTTAATGGCATAAACCGTAGATGGATCAACTT